GTGGCTCGCCGCGGCTGACGCAGCGCTGGATTCGGCGTTGGAAGTGATCCGCTGATGGCCCGCGACGTAGAGGCTGACGTCAACGTCAACGACAAGTCCGACAAGGGTCTCAAGAGTTTCCTGAGCAACCTGCGGAACACGGTCAAGGGCACGAAGGACCTCGAAAAAGAGCTCGATAAGGCGGGGTCGGCCACCCAAAAGCTGGGCGGCAAAGCCGACGCCAACGTGAAGGCCTTTCACAAACTGTCGTCTGAGCTGGCCATCTCGAAGAAGGAACTAGGCTCCCTCGCGCAAGCGTTCGCGAACGCCGGCACGGCGGCCGAGCGTACGGATATCTCCAAAGCGATGCGCCGTCAGCAGCAAGAGATCTCGCGGCTGTCGAAAAACCGGGACATCCTCAAGGACCTGATCCCCGATCAGGAGGTCAAGAACCTCACCGGCCGGCTGACCGAGTCGCTGGAGCAGGTCTCTGCAGTTGCTCCGCAGATCATCGGCGCCGGGATCGCCGCCGCGGCCCCGCTCGCCGCGTCGCTGCTGTCGGCCGGCATCATCGGCGGGGCCGGCCTGGGCGGCATCGTCGGCGGTGTGGTCCTGGCGTCGAAGGACCCGCGGGTACAGGGCGCGTTCGCCGCGATGAAGGATCACATCGGCACCGAGCTGACCGACTCCGCGAAACCGTTTGTGGACACGACGATCCACGGGATCGACGCCATCGGTAGCGCGCTCGACACGATCGACTTCAAGGACGTGTTCGCGGAGTCCGCGCGTAACGCTGAGCCGATCATCGACGGCATCGCGTCGGGCATTCAGGGCATCGGTGACGGCGTCGAAGCGTTGATCGCCAACTCCGGCCCGGTCATGGAACAGCTGGGCGCGAGCATTGCCGAACTCGGCCAGCACGCGGGCGAGTTCCTCAAGTCCATCTCGGGCGGTAGCCAGGGCGCGGCGGCCGGCCTGAAAGACGTGACCGACACGGTCGACAACCTCCTCGATATCCTCGGCCCGTCGATCGAGGGCCTGACAACTCTGTACGGGTGGCTGTCAAAAATCGGGCTGACCGGGCACCTCCTCGCCGCCCTCGAAGGGCCGATCGGTCTGATCCAAGAGGGTCTGAAGTCCGCGGGCATCACCGGGGAGCACGCGTCCGGACAGCTGACCCTCGCGAAGAAGGGGCTCGACAGCGTCGCCGCGGCGGCCGCGGCCGGCGCCGACCCACTCGCCACGTTCACCGACAAGGTCGACGATCTCGCGTCGTCGGGGCGCTCGCTGTTCGACTCGACGACGCAGGTCGGTGCGGCGATCGACACGCTGACGGAGGCCGCGAAGAAGAACGGCAAGACACTGGACGCGAACACGGAGAAGGGCCGCGCGAACCGGGATGCCCTGTCCGGTCTGGCCGGGGCGCTGGTGTCGAACTATGACGCCTACGTCAAGGTCAACGGCGAGGGGGTGAAGTCGAACGGGATCGCCGCGGCGAACAGGTCGCAGTTCGTGAAGCTGGCCGGTCAGTTCGGGATCTCCTCCCGCCAGGCTGAGACGCTGGCTACCAAGATGGGCCTGATCCCGGCGAAGAAGAAGACCGACTTCACGGCCAACACGCACGACGCTGAGGCCCGGGCGGAAGCCTTGAAGGAGAAGATCAACGGGATCCCGATCAGTAAGACGGTCCGGATCACGCTGGTAGCGAACGTCAACGCAGCCATCAACAAGGTCAACAACGCGCTTGGTTCGTTCTCGCACCTGTTCGCGGACACCGAGTCGTTCCAGTTCGCTGCCCCCGGCGCCACGGTCCGGACCGAGCCTGCTCGCCAGGTCGACGTGGCGTCGACGGTCACTAATCAGATCTTCCTGGACGGCAAGCCGTTCCGGGACTTCACTGACCGGCGGATCAAAGCCGGTCAGGACCGGGCCGCGTGGCGTCAGAAGGTGGGTCGCAGGTGACGATCACCTACGTAGCGGCGGGAGCGGCCGGCACGGGAAGCAACGCGAGCATCACGCCGGCGGTGCCGGCCGGGGTGACCGCGGGGGATCTGCTGCTGGTCGTGGCGTCGATCCGGAACTCCGGCACGGGCACGGTGAACACGCCGGCCGGGTGGACCGCGGTCGCCTCGTTCGGCAACCTCACGGTGCTTGGCCGTTTCTACGGCGCCGGGGTCACGGCGCCGGTGGTGACGTTCGCCGGGGGCGTGGCCAACGCGGACACCATCGCCCGGATGGTCGCGTTCCGCGGGGTCGCCCCGGACGCACTGTCGCAGTCGGCGGCCGCCACCGTGCTGAACGGCTCCGCCCAGAACATCGCCTACCCCGCCCTCGACGTCCCGGGGGCTGCGTACGCGTTGCTGATGGCGTTGTGGAAGCAGGACGATCAGACGTCGCTGACCACGCCGGCCGGGTGGACCGCGGTCGGGTTGACGTCGACGACGACCGGCGACGACGCGTCCCAAGCGCTGTTCTATCAGATCCAGACGACCGAGACGGATATCAGCTCGGGGAGCAGCACGGTGACCGGCGGGGCCGCCGCTATCTCCCGCGGTCTGATCCTGGCGTTGAAGCCGGCGGCCGCGGTGGTGACCCATGAGCAAGACGTGTGGCCGCCCCGCGTGCAGGTGGTCCTGACCGGCCTGACGATCGGCGACAGCGTCACCGTCTACCGGGTGGTCGCCGGGCAGCGCACGGCGGTCCGCGGCGCGGTGCCGGCGGCCGATGACACGGCGCTGGTCCTGATCGATGCTGAGCTGCCGTTCGGGGTGCCCGTGAACTACGTCGCCGTCGTCGGCGCCGCGGAGTACGAGACCAGCACGGTCACCTATGCGCTGCCGGGCGGGAAGGTCGCGCTGACCGACGCCATCTCCGGCACCTCGGCTGAGGTGCTGATCGGGGCGGCCGGCGACTTCACGAACGGCCGGGACTCCGCCCGGATGCGCGTCGGCGGCCGCAACGTGGTGGTCTCCGATCCGGCCGGCCAGGACGAGGGCTCCTACGAGGTCGTCACCGAAACCACAACCGCCTACCAGGACCTGATCGGCCTGCTCGAAACCGCGACGGAAGCAGTGGTCCAGGTTCGGCAGCCGGGCGGCTACGACGGTGTCGACGCCTACCTCGCCGTCGACGGGTGGACAACCCGCCGCTTCAACCAAGACGGGTTGGAGCCGAAGCGCCTGGTGACGATCGAGTTCGCCACGGTCGACGGGTGGGCGCCCGACCTGGTCGCCCGCTCGTTCACCTACGCGCAGGTGATGGCCGCGTACGTCGCTCCGAACGGCGCCTATCAGGACATCATGGGTGACTACGCCACCTATCTCGACGCGGCTCAAGGCGACTTCTCGTGATCGCCGTGTCGGATACGGTGCGGTCGATGCTCACCGGCTCGTTCGTCCGCTACGTGCAGGTCCAGGCGTGGCTCGGTGACCAGCTCCTCGCGGACGACGTCCCGGTGTCGGCCGGCGACGAGGACACCGACCGGTCGATCCGGGTCCCGGAGCGGGTCACCCTGACCGTGCCGAAACGCGCGCGGGGGGTGGACTGGACGCCGACGTCCGACAGTTCGCCGCTGGCCGCGAAGGGCCAGACGTTGAAGATCTCGCTGGGGGTGGGGATCGGCCCGGATGGGGTGGAGTATTTCCAGCGCGGCGAGTTCCTGATCTCCGACACGGAGGAGAATACGGACGGGCTGAGCCTGACCGTGACCGTGGTGGGTCTGCTCGCCCTGATCGACGAGGCCGATTTCATCGCCCCGTTCCAGCCTTCCGGCACCATCGCGTCGACGGCCCGCTCGCTCGTGGAACCGGCCGTCACCCTGGATCTGGGCATGGCCCCGACGGACCGGGCGGTCCCGACCAGCGCGGTGAACTTCGATTCGGACCGGCTGCAAGCGTTCTACGATCTGCTCGACGCGTGGCCGGCCGTGCCCCGGATGAACGAGGGCGGCTATATCGAGGTCCTGCCCGACACCGTGCCGACCGCGGCGGACGCGGTCCGCTCGTTCACCAACGGCCTGGGCGGGACGGTGGTTTCAGCGTCGGGGAAGTCGAGCCGTGACGGCGGCTTCAACACGGTGGTCGCGACCGGCTACGCGGCGGACGGTACGGAGATCCGGTCGGTCGCCTACGTGACGTCCGGGCCGTGGGCGTATCCGGGTGGCGCGTCGAACCCGCTGTCGGTGCCGTTCGTCTACTCCTCGCCGCTGTTGACCACGGCCGCGCAGTGTCTCGCCGCGGCGGTCACGGTCCGGAACCGTAAGATGCGTCAGGCCGTCCTACGCACGTTCGTGATCACGGCGGTGCCGGATCCGACGTTGCAGGTCGGGGATGCGGTGCTGGTGAGCACGGACTACGACACTGACCTGTTGTGCACCGTGGAAGCGATGGGCCTGCCGTACTTCGCGACGGGCCCGATGACGCTGACGGTGGTGAGCGTGTCGTGAGCGACTCCGCCAGCAACCGGGTCAGCCTGAACGGGGTGCCGTCCGGGATCGGCATCGCTACCGGCGTGAAGGCGTCCGGGCTGATCACCGTGACCGTTGCCGGCATCGACGTCGTCATGAACGCGGCCCGGGACGTGACGTTCGCCGCCGGCGACCGGGTCCTGTTCGTCCGCGCCGGGGGGATCTGGACGGCGACGACCCGGCTCGACACCGCGGCGACCGGCGGCACCGACCCGCTCAACCCGAACCCGGTGATCCCGCCACCGAAGCCCACCACGGTGACGGGCACGAAAGTCTTGACCCCGGTGGAGACCCGCTCGCGACAGGGCTCACGGTGGCGTAACGACAACGACGACGTCTACCAAGGTCAATACGGTGGGCAGGGCAACCACACGGGGTGCGCCTTCTACGGCGACGGGCCCCGCTCGCTGGCCGGCGCCACCATCTTGAGCGCGACCGTGAAGCTGAAACGGCGGTCGGCCGGCGGGGTGACCGCAGCGCAGGACACCACGTTCCGGCTGATGACCAACAAGACACGGCCGTCGGGGGCGCCGACGCTGACGTCCACCACGGACGGCCCTAACCTCAAGTGGGGGCAGTCGACCACGTTCACCATCCCCACATCGTGGGCTCAGAACATGGTCGACGGCACGGCCGGGGGCCTGGCGATTTTCGAGTCGGACGGGGCCCCGTACGTGATCCTTGACGGGCGCGGCAGTTACTCAGCCTCGTTCCAGCTGACGTTGAAGTGGAGCAGAACGACATGAGCGGACTGACTGGTCTGGGGTTCCCGTATCCGCAGCTGACGGACGACTTCGATCCGCCCGGCGACATGCAGGCGCTCGCGGTGGCCGTCGACACGGAGGTGTCGGCGATCGAGGACCGGCCCCGCTACTACGGCACGTTCGCGGCGACGATCGCGAACAACACGAACACGTCGCTGACCCCGACGACGGTCGACGCGGTCGGCGGCATCACAGCGGTGGGCACGGTCATCACGGTCCCGGCGGCCGGCTGGTACGACATCGGTGTCGTGATCCGCTGGAACTCCCAGACGACGACGGTCGGGACCCGTGTCGGCCGGTTCAACGTCAACAGCGTCGACCGTGGCTTCTTCGGCTTCCCGACGTCGACGTCGCAGAACAGCACGAACATCACCTCGGCCGGCGTGTCCCGGCTCCTACTCGCCGCCGGGGATCAGATCGTTGTGCAGGCCTTCCACACGGCCGGTGCGTCGCTGGCGCTGGTCACCGATTCGTACGTGTGGATCGAACGGATCGTCCAGTAATCGTCATACCCGGGCGGGATAATGGATCTCCAGATGGGCAGGGAACGAGGCTATGAACGCGAGGGACGTCGTGAAAAACGCGCCTAACTGGGTCATCGCCGCCATCATCGCTGGCACCCTGATCACGGTCTGTCTGATCGGTGCGCAGGTCGCCCTGTCGATGTCCGGCAACGGCAGTGACGATCTTGTGCGGCTGGTCAATACCGTGTTCAACGCCGTCTCGGTGATCACTGGCCTGGGCGGTGTAGCGTTCGGGGCCGCCGCCGCTAAGAGCTCCCACCGTGTGGAGCAGAAGGTGGCTCCGGAGGAGGACAAGCCGTGACCGCGCCTTACCTCGTCGCCTGCCTGGCGGCCCTACGATCAGAGTTCAACGCCCTCGACCCGAACCGGGACAAGGGTGCCGACGGATGGATCGGCGACGCCGCCCATCAGGCCGAGGTGTCCGACCACAACCCGGACTCGGCCGGCCGGGTGCTCGCCCTCGACATCGACATGACCGGCCCGTGGCCGGCCCCGTTCGGTGACCTCGTCGAGTCCCTGCGCGGTGACGCGCGCCTGGAGTACGTGATCTGGAACCGGCGGATCGCGTCCCGCTCGCAGGGGTGGACGTGGCGCCCCTACTCGGGCACCTCGGACCCGCACACGAACCATGCTCACTTCTCCGCCCGGCACGATCACACGGGCAACACCTCAACCGCGACCTGGCACCTGGGAGACTTCATGCCGCTGACCGACGCAGAAATCGACAAGATCGCTACCGCTTCCGCCGCGAAGGTGTGGGGCTTCATGATGGACCGGCCCGACTCGACGGCCACGCCGAAGGAGCAGTCGAGCGCCGCGGCGTATCAGCGGTGGAACGACGTCGTGAACAACGCGGCCGCGGACAAGGCCATCGAGGCGGACGCGGCCCGGTTCGACGCGATCGACGCGAAGCTGGCCGACCTGGACGCCGCGGTGCGGGGCGGTTTCAACCCGGGCGCGTAGACTGCGCTCGCCTGGTCACGGCACATAACGGAACGGCCCCGAGGACTCCCCGGGGCCGTTCTGCTGTCTCCGAGCCGCGCGGTCTTCTAGGTCGCGCGCGCTGGCCCGGGACGTCCTACTCGCTGTCTCCGAGCCAGCGGGGGGTCCGCAGGCGGGATGCGGTGGGCTTCCCGCGGTCGGTCAGCGGGGTGGTGCGGTCTTCGGCCCGGTGCCGGCCCGGGTAGCTGTCGTGCCGGGTGATGAGTGCTTTCACGGCCTGCGCGGGCGGCTTGTCCTTGGGCTTGCTCATGCGGGCACCTCGGCTTCCGCGGCGAGCCGCTCGTTGTGGGCCAGGTACGCGGCGAGCGCGGCCGGGGAGACGTCGCGGCAGGAGCAGTAGATCTCGACCCAGTGGCCGGCGGGCAGGAGGTCGACACCGACCAGGATCTTGAGGCGGGCCCATGGTGCGGTGGGGTCGTCGTCGACGATGGTGACGCGCGCGCCGTTGCGGTCGGCGTAGGTGAGGAAGTTGACGAAGGTCATGTGGTGGGTCCAGACGGTGATCGAGGTCGGCGTCGGGATCTGACCGAGCTGGATGCCGTCTCCGAGGCTGCGGGTGACGGCGGCGAGACGGGTGCGGTCGCTGGGTGCGGCGGGCTGCCGTCCGAGGAATGCCGCGCGGCCGGCGTCATCGTTGGCGTTCATCTCCAGGGCTTCCGCGTGGTCGGCGGCGATGGCGTTCGCGGTGAGGTCCGCCCGCGTTGCGGGCTCAAGGCGCCACGGGAAGTCGTGCCGGGTGGTCCATCCGTCGATCTGGGTCTGTCGTTCCTGCATCGGGGTCATGCCGACGACTATGCCCGTCGACGGGCGCCCGTGTCAACACCTCGGACACTCTTGACTTAACTCAGGCGTATGTGCCAGTGTGGCGGCATGGAACAGTTGAAGATCCAGAGCGTGTCCGAGTGGGGCACGTACGGCTGGGCGGCCGAGGTGCTGGGGTTGAGCCTGCGTCAGGTCGGCCGGCTCGTGAAGGCGGGCACGCTCAGCGAGCGCACCCCGCGGTGCGGGGCCCGGGAGTCGGCCCGGCACAAGCGGCTCGTCTCGGTGGAGCAGGTGCTCGCGTTGAAGGCGGCCCGCAAGGTGGTCGGACGTGGCTAGCCCGCGGTGCGGCTACGGCGTGGTCGACGACATCGACGCGGCTGAGCGGTGGGTGTGCAGCCTCTCGGACCGTCATGGCGGGGACCACTACCTGTTGCGGGCGAACCTGCCGGCCCGGGCGTCGCGGGTGCCGCCGGTGGCGCCGGACGCGGAGCGGGACGCGCGTCGGGCGAGGTATTCGCTGCGTCAGCGTAACGACGCGCGTCGGGCGTTGGACCGGTTTCTTGGACTCCTGAACGACGACGGGGATCCGACCGACGACGACTACGTCGAGTTGGTGGTGACGCTGGGCCTGTTCATGTCGTGGGCGACGCACGGCGAGCCCTGGTCTCTAAGAGACGGTTCCGTAGCTGGTCTTCGCGCACGCGAAGACCGGGGGCCTTCCGACGAAGATCTGTTGGCCTCATTCGATTCGGCGAAGCTATCGATTCACAGGGATGCGGCTGCACGCCGTATCCAGCTAACCCGACCGGGCATGACCATCGGCGAAGCTATCGCGGACATACGTCGTGGCCCGATTGCGGAGAGTGACTAATGCACCATAACCGTCATTATGGTGTGTGCTCGCATGTGCCTGATCCGAGCGACACGGATCTCTGTGAGACGTGCGAGCATCCGCGTAGGCGGCACGTCACGCAGAGCGCGCTCAAGGTACTCGGGTGCGTCTATCCGCATTGCGAGTGCGCGGAGTTCGACGGGAATCCGACCGCGGCCGCGCGCAGGTTGGTCGATGCACGCTTCACGGGGCCGTGCATGCGCATGTGGCGCAAGGTCGTGCAGGTGCGGGGCGTGTCGTCGGCGCCGCGCTGTTGGGTCACCAGGGACGCGAAACGCTGATGGCCAACCCGAAATTCTTCCACGGTAAGGACGGGCTCAAGGCCTACGCGGTGGCTAACGCCGTGCGGGATCTGGGCCCGGTGCGGTGGGGGCCGGACCGAACGTTCTGGTGCTACATGAACGGTGTGTGGCACTCGAACGATGACCTTATTCACGCCCGCATTGTGCGGACGCTGGGCGACGATTATCGACCGGGGCATAGTCAAACCGTGCGGGATGTGCTGCGCGCTGAATTGCCCCGGATAGAGATCGAGCCAATAGAGAAGTACATCAATGTGTCGAACGGCATGATCGAGTGGAATTCGTCGATCGTGATCGATCGACACGGGCACGGCGAGCTGTACCTGTCAACGGTGCAACTGCCTATCACGTGGCGGGCCAGTGCGACGTGCCCGGCGTTCGACGAGTTCCTGGCATGGGCGGTGGCGCCGGACGACATTGAGCGCGTGTGGGAGATCATCGGATATCTGATGATGGCCGGAAACCCTTTGCAGCGCGCGATTCTGTTCACCGGGGGCGGCGGGAACGGCAAGGGTGTGATGCTCGACGTGATCAAGAAACTGCTGGGCGAGCGCAACTGCACCTCGGTCCCGCTACACGACTTCGCGGATAACCGGTTCGTCACCGCTGAGCTGTTCGGCAAGCTCGCCAACATCTGCGGCGACATCGACGCGACGTACATCGATAACACGTCCCGTATCAAGGAGATCACGGGAGAGGACACGGTTATGGGCGAACGGAAAGGGCAAGATCCATTCTATTTCCAACCGTGGTGCAAGATGGTGTTCTCGGCCAACGACATCCCGGGTAGCGCCGATTCGTCGAGCGGTTGGACGCGCCGTTTCGAGATCGTGCACTTTCCGAACATCCCGGCCGTGAAAGACCGGGGTCTGAAGGCCCGCCTCACTACTCCGGCGAGCCTCGCGGGTATCGGGCTGAGGGCGGTCAAGGCGCTCCGTGGCCTGATGGACCGCGGCGAGTTCTCGGACGGGCAGGCGCGCGGTGATGCGCATCGGGAGTTCGCTGAGCGTTCGAACATCGCGTTGCGGTGGCTCAACTCCGGTGCGGTGGACTACCCCATGCCGGCGGCCGACGCGTGGACCAAATCCGCTGACGTGTGGGAGTCGTTCAAGCCGTGGATGTGGGGTGAGGTGGGCGCCGGTGCTCAGCTCGCGAAACGCAGCTTCTACGCCAAGCTCAAACAAGCCCCGGGGGTGCTGTTCAAGAAGCGTGACGGCCTGGATGGGTTCCGCGGTTTCGCCCTTCGCGCTCTGGACGGCTCCAGCAGCCTGAAATCCACTAGTGGATTTCCTGAGGTCGAACAGACCGCCCTTGACCTGCGGGTTTAGTCAGGAAGTGGAAAAGGGGATTTCTGAACCAACTCGGCTTACGCGCGTTGTACGGGATGTGTGACCGCATGTCAAGTAGGGGGTTTATGAGGGCGTTTCATATACGCCGTGCGCCCGTTTAGTTACTTTCTGATCAGATCAACTTCTCACCGATCGACTCGGTGACGTACGCTCCGACCGCGGGCCCGACCTGTCGGACGGGCCCGCTCCGACAACCGAAAGGCGCATGCGATGCCTCGCAAGACCAAAGCCCAGATCGGCATGATCTTGGCCGACTACGACGCGGCGATCCGCGACCAGCGCAAAGCCGAGAAGCGGGCCGCCGAACTCAAGGCGGAGATCCGCGAGCTGAGCCTCAAGGACGGCGCGTACGGCGCGATGACCTACGCGCTGGGCACGCCCCGCGAGATCCTCGACCAGCCGAAAGCGCGTGAGATCCTCAAGGCGGCCGGCATCACGGTGCCGACCACGATGACCGCGGCGCCCATCGTCGTGAAGCCGATCGTCAAGTGACCGCGCGTCGTATCGGTGCGCTGATCGCCGCGGCGGCCGCGCTGATCGCCATGCTCTGCGGCGCGGCCGGCAGTTGCGGATCCAGCAACACGCCGGCGGTCGACAAGTTCAACCGAGACTGTGAGCGCAAGGGTGGCGTGCCCACCGTGAAGGACCATGTCCGCCGGTGCGCGCCCGGCCCGATGCCGACACCCGGACCGAGGTGGCAGTGATGATGACCAACGACCAGGTCCATCACGACTACGCGCAGGCGTTCGGCCGGCCGTGGTTCACCGTGGCTCCGCGAACCACCCTCACCGTCGTCCGTCAGGTCGTGGCCATCGTCCGGGACCTCATGCTGATCGTCATCATGCTGGCGCTGATCATCCTCGGTGGCAGCGTCGTCAAGGCCGTCGGTGACGTCCGTAACCAGGTCGACACGACGGTGCCCGCGGTCGCCCCGCTGCCGGACGACGCATGCGGCGGGGGCGTCTGCTGATGGCTACGTCGGTCGAGTTCATCCGGACCGGCGGGGGTGCCACGGGGGTGTGGTCCTGGTCGCTTAGCTGGGAGGAGGCACTGCGGTACGCCCATCAGCGCGCCACGGTGACCGGCTTCCGCTACGTCGTGCGTCGCAGTCACGCCAACCCGAAACGCTGGCTGATCATGCGACGCGTGCCAGTGCAGGCGGTCAAGCGTGAGCAAGGCGTGGGCGCGCGGTAGCTCGCGCCGGTGGCGTGAGGCCCGGGCGCTGGTGCTGGGCAGGGACGGATACCGGTGCCAGGTCAGGGTGCCGGGGGTGTGTACCGGGGCCGCTCCACTACGGGGCGGCCCCGGCTGCATGGCTCGGGGGCATGCGCCGTGCGCCGGGTGTGCTGGCCACCTGCACCACCTGCACGGGCGGGGGTCCTGTGCGGGGTGCGCTGCTGACCAGCCTGGTCACATGGCTGCCACATGCCGGGCCTGCAACCTCACACTAGGTGACCCATCAGCACGTGGTACTAGATCATCGAGGGCATCATGCGTGAGGCCACAACCAAGAGGGCGGACACAATGGTAAGTGATCAAGGCTCTGACCTGCGGTTTTCCCGACCAGGGGGGGGCGCCCGGACACCCCGTGGGTGTCCTCTTTTTGTCCGCGGCGCGTGACATGTCTCGCGAGGTGCTTGGTTCGATCAAGGCGCGCGTCCACACGTCACCCTTAGTGACCGGACGGCCGGGGCCGTGCGGTTGCGGGTGCGCGTTGACCCGCGACTCCTCGTACGGTTTCGCGGCCGTCGACTTCGCGGTCGGCAAGCTCAAGCGGGAGCCGTTCCCGTGGCAGCGCTGGCTGATGATCCACGCCGGTGAGCTGGTCGAGGGTGCCCCGCGCTTCCGGCAGGTGATCGCTACGGTCGGCCGGCAGTCCGGCAAGACTCGCGCGGTGGAGGACCTCACCCTGTACTGGATCTTCGGGGAGGAGCAGCCGTCCGTCCTCGGCACGTCGACGCTGCTGAAGTACGCGAAGAAGCCGTGGATGTCCGCCTTCGAGACCGCGGTGGCGCTGCCCGGTCTGCGGCATCGGCTGGGCTCTGACCCGCGGCGTAAGGCGATGCGGCGCGCGGCCGGCGAGGAGGAGTGGTGGACGTACAAGGTTCGTCAGCACGGCGCGTCGCACTACGCGGTGGCCGCGTCGAACGGTGAGGGCGGCCGGTCGATGTCGAACACGCGGGTGATCGCGGACGAGTTCGCGAAGCAGTACAACTACGACGCGTATTCAGCTGCGTACTACTCGATGGACGCTTTCGAGGATGCCCAGTATTGGGCGCTGACCACGCCGGATCCGAAGGGCACGCCGTACGTCGACCTGCGCGCGGCGGCGATCGAGTTCATCCGGACCGGTGAGGGTGACCCGTCGCTCGGCCTGTTCGAGTGGTCGTGCCCGGTCGGCGCCGACCCGATGGATCTCGGGGCGCTGGCCATGTCCAACCCGACCTTGAATCGGCCGGGCGGGAAGTCGGGGGACCGGATGCTAAATCAGGCCCGGGCCGCGGTGTCGCGCGGCGGGGAGTTGCTGCGCACGTTCCAGACCGAGGTCATGTGCATGCAGGTCGACGACGTCGACCAGCCGATCAACATGGCCGCGTGGCGCACCCGGTGCCTGGAGGTCGGCACCCTGGACGCGGTCCGGCCGCGGGTGGTCCTGGTCTTCGACGTGGCGCTGTCGCTGCATCACGCGACCCTGTACGCCGCGGCGGAGCAGCCGGACGGCCGGATCCGGATCGAGGTGGTCGACGCGTGGGAGGGCGTCGGCTGTGTCGACCGGGCCGCCCGCGCGCTTCCCGAGCTGGTCGCCCGGGTCCGGCCGCGGCTGTTCGGGTGGCTGCCGGGCGGCCCGGCGGCGGCGGTCGGCGCGAAGCTGACCACTACCCGGCTCGGGGTGTGGCCACCGCGCGGGGTGATCGTGCAGGAGATCCGCGGCGAGCTGACGCAGGTGTGCATGGGGTTCAGCCAGCTGGTCGACGCCGGCGGGATCGTGCACTCCGATGATCCGCTGCTGAACGCTGACGCTGAGGCGGCGGAGAAGCGTCCGACGGGTGACGGGTGGGTGTTCACCCGCCGCGGTGAGGGGGACTGCGACGCGCTGTATGCGGCGGCCGGCGCGGCGTGGCTCGCGCAGACCGTGCCCCCGGCCGGCATCGGCGGGGTGTTGCTGCCCACCGTGCGCTAGCCTGCGGTCATGAGCTTGCGGACCAGCATCGACGTCAACCTGTCCGCGCTCCTCGCGGCCACCCTGGATCTCGGATCTCCGCAGTACGCCCCGACGATCGACAAGCGAATCACGCTCGCGTCTGGCGTCGCGGCCGGGCAAGCCGACCTGATCTTCAGCGACAACCGGACCGTGGGCGCGTCGTCGACCGACGCGCTCGACATGGCCGGCGTGCTGGCCGGGCCGCTCGGTGGAACCCTGACGTTCGTCAAGGTCAAGGCCGTCCTCGTCCGGGCCGCCGCGGGCAACACGAACAACGTGCGCGTGAACCGGCCGGCATCCAACGGGCTGCCGTTGTTCATCGCGGCCGGTGACGCCATCGACGTGCAGCCGGGCGGGGTGTTCCTGTGGGTCGCCCCGGGTGCTGGCGTGACCGTGACCGCGGGCACGGGTGACCTGCTCAACTGTGACAACTCCGGCGCGGGTAGCTCGGTGAACTACGACGTGGTGATCGTTGGTACCTCCGCGTAGGGCGGGCATGTACCATCCGGGTCATGACGTGGGGTGATCGGGTACGCGGCGTGTTCCGGCGGACGCGTACGTTCGACGCTCAGCCGCGGGCAGTCTTCTCCGATCCCGTGTTCCCGATCGATCAGCTGCTCCTGTACGCGCAGCACCGGGTGGGTGCGATCGACCGGACCAAAGCGTTGAAGGTGGCCGCGGTACTCCGCGGCCGGAACCTGATCTGTTCGATCGGCACGCTGCCCTTGCAGCTGGTCGACGGCAGTAACCGGATCATCTCCAGTGAGCTGTTCGACCAGTTCGATCCGAACATCGCGAACGAGGTCATGCTCGCGATGACCGCGGAGGATCTGCTGTTCGACTCGATCGCGTGGTGGAAGGTGACCCGGTTCGGCCCGGACGGGATGCCGGCGGCCGCTCAGCGGTACGCCCCGGGCACCGTGTCGCTGCAACCCCCACCGGACTACCGTGCCGGTCGGCTGCCGTCCGGTGAGGCCTACGAGGGCCAAGTGTGGATGGACGGGATCCCGGTCCGCCCGGAGCGGGTGATCCGGTTCGACTCGCCGAATCCGCCGTTCCTGGTCGCCGCGGAGGATCTGATCCGGCGCGAGCTCGCGCTCGACCAGGCGGCCGACCTGTATGCGTCGTCGCCGAAGATGCGAGGGTTCTTCACGCCGGCCGATCCGAACGTCGACCCGGGGGACGACGAAGCGATCATCGCCGCTCTGGATGCGTTCGCGACTGCGCGGCGGGATCGTCTCGACGGCTACGTGCCGGCGTCCCTGAAGTACAACACGGTCCAGGATCCGACACCCGCTGAGCTGCAGCTGTTGGGCTTGCAGCAGCGCGCTGACCTGAACATCGCGAACGCGCTCGGTTTGGACCCGGAGGACCTCGGGATCAACACGACGTCGCGGACGTATCAGAACGACACGGACCGGCGGCAGGACCGGATCAACGACACGTACGCCCCGTACATGTCGGCCATCGCGAGTCGCCTGTCGATGAACGACGTCACCTCGCCCGGTCAGAAGGCCCGGTGGTGGTTGGACGACTACCTCAAGGCGGACCCGCTGACCCGCGCGCAGGTCGCTCAGATCTTCATCCCGTTGGGTGTGACCGACGCGGCCGAGGTCCGCCAGGATGTGGAGGGGTTGCCGCCCCGCCAGATCACCCCGCCGACCCCGCCCGCGGCACCCGTTTCACGTGAAACATCGCCGCCCGTTTCACGTGAAACATCGTCCGCGCTCGCCGCGGTGCCGGTCGCGACGTTCGCCCGTGAGCCTGCCCTGACGTTCGACTACGAGCCGGACGCACGGTTCGCGGTCGACACGGGCGCCCGGACCATCACCGGGTTGGCCGTGCCGTGGGGCGCGACCGCGAAGTCGATGGGCCGTAAGTACCGGTTCGCGCGGGGCACCATCAAATGGTCGGCGGTGAACCGGGTCAAGCTCCTGCGTGACCACGTCAACTCGTCCGCCATCGGCAAGGCCATCCACCTGGAAGACACCGACCAGGGCCTGGTCGCGACGTTCAAAGTCACGGCCGGGACCGCGGGGGATGAAGCGCTGGCGCTCGCCGCCGACGAGGTGCTCGACGGCCTGTCGATCGGGGTCGACTTCCGCGATGAGGACGTCACCCCCGATCCGCTAAACCCCGGCGCGTACCTGGTCAGCCAATCCGCACTCCGGGAGGTATCGCTGACCGCGGTGCCCTCGTTCGATGACTCTCGCCTGACCTCTGTGCAGGCGAGTCGTGATGGGAGTTCTTCGATGGACACGTGCCCAACCTGCGGCGCACAGATCACCCCCGGGGTTGAGCACACGTGCCCGACTCCCGCCACGCCGGCCGCGGTCAACGTGAACGCGCCGGTGACCTTCTCCGCGGAGCAGTTCGCAACCTTCATGGCCGCGTTCCCGTTCGGCGCGATCCCGCCCGCGGCGGCCCCTACCGCGACCCCGGCCGGCCGGCCGACGGTCAACCCGACCGCGCACCCGGCGCCCGGGCCGGTCCAGGTGGCCGAGCCGCTGCCGTACCGATTCTCCTACGAGGGCGGACGGCATCGGTTCGCGTCCGGCGCCGACCATGACTTCTCCTCGGACATCATGTCGATTGCGCAGGCGGCGGCTGAGCATCGTGACCCGGGTGACGCGCTGGCCCGCGTCAACGGCATGATCTCCCAGACGTTCGCCGTGTCGCACGCGGTGTCCGACGTGCGGGCCCGGGCGACGTTCTCGAACGTGTCGACCGCGGACGTCACCGATTCGACCGTGCCGCACCGGTACCGGCCGGACATGTGGCAGGCGCAGATGGATTTCGTCACGCCGCTGTACGACATGGTCGCGGCCGGGGACACCGACGGCACGAAGTTCGACATCCCGAAGTTCAACAGCTCGTCCGGTCTGGTCGGCCCGGCCACGCCCGGCACTGAGCCTGCCGGCGGCGCATACACGGCGACGTTGCAGACGATCACCCCGACGCAGGTGTGGGGCAAGGTCGAGATCCAGCGTCAGGCGTGGCGACTCGGTGGCTCGCCGCAGCTGTCCGGCATCCTGTGGGATCAGATGCTCCGGGAGTACTACGAGGACCGTGAGTCGAGCATCGCCACGTTCCTGAACACGCTGACCGCGGCCGCCGACATCACCGTCACCGCGACGCCGGCGAGCTCCCCGGACAACGACGATGACCAGGCGTCCGCCCAGTCGCTGGAGGCGGCGATCGCGCTGCTTCAGTTCGTGCGGGGCGGTAACCGGTTCCGGGCGTTCGCCGTGCACCAGAACCTGTATCGGCTGCTGGCCCGGGTGACCGACGACTCCGGCCGGCCGCTCTACCCGATGATCAACCCGCAGAACGCGAACGGCACGACCGAATCGCTGTATGCGTCGCTGAACATCGGCGGCACCCGGGCGGTCCCGTCGTGGGCGCTTGGCGCCGACTCCGGGGTTGCTCCGGCGAACAGCTGGCTGTTCGACCCGGCCAAGGTCCTCGCCTGGTCGTCGGCTCCGGAGCGGCTGTTCTGGGACTTCGGCGCGACCGTGCAGACGTTGAACATCCCTCAGCTGTCGTTCGTCACGATGGGTATCTACGGCGACGTCGCGGTCGGGAACACGGACATCGCCGGTGTCCGCCAGGTCATCTACGACCCCAGCGTCTGATCATGGCCAAGCTGATACGTAAGGCCCGCGCCCTGCAAGAGATCGTCGACGACCTGTCGGCTCGGGTCTCCACCCTGGAGCAGGCCGTGACCGACCTGATCGAGGCTTCGACGCGGGCGAAACCCGCGGCCAAGGCCGCACCAAAGCCTCACAACCGAGGGTGAGAGAGGGGGAGGTGACCACCATGGGCGTACACGCGCTGTCGACGGCAACCGCCGATCTTGCTGTCGGTGCGGTGTGGCTTATGTGCGTGGTGGTCACCACTCCCGACGGCACTCCGGACGAGGTGACGCCGACGGTCACGGTCACCCTGCCCGACGGGAGCACGACGGACGCCGGCGTCGAGTCGCCGATGGCGGGCGTCTACCGGGCATCGATCGTCACGACGCTGCCGGGCCGCTACACAGCCCGGGTGGAAGCCGGCACGTCCGGTGCGGGCGACCTAGTCGCGAACGTCGCCGCGATCGTGTCGGCGGCCGACATGCCCGGATTGGCCGATCTGCGCGGCTCGGATCCGGACCGGCAGGACCCCGACGATCTGGGCTACCTCGGTGCGAACTCCTGGTCGGACGGCGAACTCCAGGACGCCCTAGACGCAGAGACCGCGGCTCAGCGCCGCGCATGCGCGGTCCCGGCCGCCTACCCTGCCGACCTGCGGGAAGCGCTGCTGCGGCGCGTGTGGCGCAACCTGGTCATGCGCGGGCAGCCGTTGCTGACGGTGCCCGGCTCGGACGACGGCAGTGTGTCCGTTGTGCCGAGTGCCGACCCTGAGGTCCGCCGTCTGGAGCGGCCGTGGCGTCGGCTGGTGATGGGGTGAGCCTCTCCGAGACCCGGGCCGCGTTCAAGACGGCACTCGACACGGTGGCCGGCGTGACCGGCTACGTGCAGCCACCCACGGCGAGCCGGTCGGGTGACGCGTGGCCGCGGTGGGGCGGCGGCGAAAAGGACCCGTCTACCGGGTTGATCAATCACACCTGGCGGGTGATCATCTACCTTCCGCAGGATCAGGCGACCGCCGACAAGTGGATCGATGATCACTTGGATGCGCTGCGTCGGGCGTTGCGGGCGGTGGCCTACGTTGAGGCGGTGGCGCCGGTGCAGCTGGGCGGCACGGACAACAGCCCGGTCTACGGGCTCATGATCACGACTAGTACGGAGTGAGGCTATGTCCGACGCACCCGGCAAGATGAAATATGCGGTCGTCTCGATCAACGACACCGACTTCGCAGAGGACGTCCAGACGGCTGAACTGCCGTCCGCGGATTCCAATGTGGAGGTCTACAAGACGCTCGTCCCGTCCGGTCAGATCGTCGACGAGGACACCCCGACGCGAACCTTCCACCTGGTCGGTGCGCAGGGCACGGCGGCCTACGCGGCGCTTGTCGCGGCGGAGGGCACGTACGTCGACGTCGATTTCCAGGCGGAGCACGGCGTGGGTAAGACGGTCGCGTCGTTCAGCATGCTGGTCCCGACCGGCTCGATGCCGCTGGGCGGTCAGCAGGGCAGTTTCCGCGAGTTCGACGTGACCTTCAACATTCAGGGTGACGTCGTCAAGACGGTCTCCAGCTGATGGCCACCACGGTCCCGTTCGTCATCACGATGGAAGACGGCACCTGGTTCGACGTGCGTGTCGACCAGCGCGACGTGGCCGCGTGGGAGATGCAGGACTTCTACGACGACAGCAGGTCCACGGTCCGGATGCGGTACACGGCGTTCAACGCCGCGTCCCGTACGGGCAAGACGTCGCTGTCGTGGCCGAAGTTCAACGCGACCTGTATCTCGGTGCGGTTCGACGACACCGAAGAAGAGACGCAGATCGACGTCCCTCCTACCCGGCCGGCTCAGTCCGACGAGGCCTGATCCGGCTCGCGGTCGCGTCCGGGCAGCCGCTACGTGACCTGCTCGATCGGGCGGTGTGGGGCGACCGGGACCTCGCGACGTTGCAACACATGTTCGAAAGGGGCGACGGTGGCTGAGACGATCGAGCACTACGCCCGCACCGTGGAGCAGCTGATCACCGAGAGCCGGGTGTTGACGGCGATCGAGAAAGGCATCCGTAAGCCGGTGCCGGCCGCGCGCCGCGCCGTCCGCGCCCGGGCCCTGGAGACGCTGCCGGCCGGCGGCGGCCTGAACAAGTGGGTGGCCAAGGCCCGGATCAACGCCAAGGTGAAGGTGACCGGCGACCGGGTCAACGTGCACTTCAAGGGCGGCCGGGACGCGTCCGGCCACCGGGCCGACCTGAACCGGCTGGATCTCGGCCGGGTGCGGCACCCGGCGTGGGGCCGCCGCGGTGAGGGCCAGTGGGCGTTGCAGGCGGTCACCCCTCAGTTCTTCTCCGAGCCGGTGCTCGCCCCTGAGCAGTGGCTCGCCGCGGCTGACGCAGCGCTGGATTCGGCGTTGGAAGTGATCCGCTGATGGCCCGCGACGTAGAGGCTGACGTCAACGTCAACGACAAGTCCGACAAGGGTCTCAAGAGTTTCCTGAGCA